GCAAACGATGAGCGTTTCTTGATGGTAGCGTAAGCTCCATCGGAGTTTTGCAAGTTGAACTTAGCAACAGAATCAACTTGTTTTATTAACTTAAGGAGAAAAGATGAAAAAGACAATTATTGCAATCGCCACAATGGCAGTTCTAGGTATTGCATCTGCCGCTGATTTTGTTTCTGTAGGTGTCGATGCAAATCAAAGTCGTACTGATAAATCCCAACATGCTACAGTAGAAACTGTACGTGCTGGTAAAGATATCGGTGCTGGTTTTGATGTTGTGATTCAAGACCGTACACAAGTGCAAACTCAAGGCGGTATGTACAATAGCTTCGAAGGTACTTTAGGATATCAAGTTAGTGTATTGAATGTATATGCTGGTGCTGGTCGTGACCAAGGTTTTGATGCCGCTAAAGATACTGCATACAACTATGGTTTAGTTGGTGGTACTTTGGGTAGCAAAGTTGGTCCTGTTTACGCATTTGTTGGTGCTAAAACACATGCTAACTGGGACAAAGATGCCCCAAAACAAACCGTAGCATATACAGGTGTATCATATCCATTGACAAAAACATTGGCTATTGATTTGAACGCATCTGCATCGTTCCAAGACATTAAAGACAAACAAGCAGGCGTTGCCGCTCGTGTAAGTTTCTAAGAGTCTAAATAAATCAATGAGTTAAGGGACTCTCAATAAAAGTCCCAATTATGAATCTATGCTATTCATAATCTCATCCTCCACACAACACATTGGAGGCCGGCAACTCATCAGAGTTATGCCCAATCATCAAGGAGAAAAGATGAAGTTCCTAAACAAAACTTTATTTCTAATTCTATCATTGGCATTAATTACTACTAATGCAAAACCGTCACCATCTTTGACACAAGCAGTTAAAGATAATTTTAATAAACAAGTGCTTTGCATGGCAAAGAATTTATATTATGAAGCCGCTATGGAACCTTATGAGGGTAAACTAGCCGTAGCACAAGTTGTAATGAACCGTACACAAAACAAAAACTTCCCATCAGATATATGTGGAGTTGTGTATCAGAAGACTGGTGAGACTTGCCAGTTTACATGGGTATGTGAAAAGTCTTATGCTGTTCGCAATGAATATGCATGGGAAGAATCCTTATTAATTGCAAAAAAGGCAATGACTGAAGGTATTCTACACAAAGATATCGCAAAGGCAAAGATACTATTCTACCATGCGAATTATGTTCATCCTGCATGGAATAATATTCATCCGGTAAAAACAATCGGCAATCATATCTTTTATGCGAAATATTAGTTGACAAAAACTCTGTACTGTGATATAATTATACTATGACAACACCAACTAAAACTGAAATAAGTAACTTCTCACTCTTGATTGAAACCATATCGAGAGACAAGAGTATATCTAAAATGGAAGCCATTCTTTGGCATTGTGAGCAAGCAGGATTAGAGGTTGATGTAGCATCAAAACTACTCACCTCTGCTCTTAAAGCGAAGATACGAGAAGAAGCACAAGAACTCAACTTACTTAAAAAGACCTCTAAACTGCCTATATGATTGATGAGAACACAGGCTTTGCGGCATGTTCATTATACAATGCGATTAAACTTCATTTTACTACTGATTCTTACGATTACTTTAAGTACAATGGCAAAACCAACGTCACAAAGGATCAATTTTCAAAACGAAAAGACAAGTTTCAGTTTTACAAATTAGCCAAGAAGTACAAGTATGATGAACTCAAAGATTTCTTAGTTGCCAATTTTTTGGTTTCTAATGTTAAGTGGGCAGGTAATCTTTTAGAGAATGATGCACATGATAACTATTTGGACTGGAAAAAAAGAAATCAAGCATTGACATATAACTTCAAACAAGATATAATGCATCTTAGAGACTTGGTTGAAGAACCAAGAGAGTTATTATATGTTAACAATGGTGAGTATCCGATATTGCTGAGAGAATTAATGCATGGTGATGTGAAAATTGAAACGGTATGTGTCATGGAGAGTCTTCTGCAATTCATACCGATGTGGAGTGAAAAGATAAGTGATTCTATAATATGGCCGAAGTATAAACTTCTTATTTTAAAATACACACCGTTTTTAAAATATGATAGAGATGACCTTAAGAAAACTATGAAAGATATTTTATTATGATTGAAACTATTTACCTCGATATGGATGGTGTTATTTGTGACTTTCAAAAACGGTATATTGAGTTGTACAAGATTCATACTGATATGGCTGAACGTAAAGGCTCATTCGGTAAGAACTTTACACACTTCATTGAGACTCGACAATTTGAGACACTAGAGCCTATGGAAGACATGCTAGAACTCATCAAGTTCTTAGATGAAGCCTACCCACCTATACACATTCTATCTTCTTCTGCACGAGAAGATTCACATGAAACAATCTCTGAACAGAAAACAGTATGGTTAAAGAAACACCGTATTGAATACCCAAGACACTTTGTACCTGGTAAGTCTCTCAAGTACAAATATGCGAATAAGGACTCAATCATTATTGATGACACTAGAAGTGTTATTGACGATTGGATTGAAGCCGGTGGAATTGCTATTTGGCATAAAAGTGCCAAAGAGACAATACAAGAGTTGCAAAAACTCTTATAAATAGACTATATTATGAAACATGCGAAATAAGTCGAAATACAACGTATACAACGAAAGGAAATACATATGGTAGATTTTTCTAAACTAAAGAAAAAAGCGGAAGAAGGTTCAAATCTAGACCGTCTTGCAAAAGCCGCTGAAGCACTCGGCACCTCATTCGATGGTGCATCAAATAAAGAACTATTTTGGAAACCAGAAGTCGATAAGGCTGGCAATGGTATGGCTGAACTTCGTTTCTTACCTACACCACCGCAAGATGGTGAAGATGGCTTACAATGGGTTAAATACTGGCATCACGGCTTTCAAGGTCCTGGTGGCTGGTTAATCGATAATTGTTTGACAACTCAAGGTAAAAATTGTCCTGTTTGTGAGAGCAATAGTTTGTTATGGAACTCTGGTATTGATTCTAATAAACAAGTAGCAAGAGATAGAAAGCGTAAGTTAAATTACGTATCGAATGTATACATTGTTTCTGACCCAAAACATCCAGAGAATGAAGGTAAAGTATTCTTATTCAAATACGGTAAGAAAATCTACGAAAAATTGGTAGAGGCATGGAACCCATCATTCCCTGATGAGAAACCATTTGATCCATTTGATTTGTGGAAAGGTGCTAACTTCAAATTGAAGATTCGTAAAGTTGATGGTTACCAGAACTATGATAAGTCTGAGTTCACATCACCAGCACCATTGAGTAATGATGATAGCGAACTTGAGAAGATTTATAACTCTGAGCACTCTTTACAAGTACTTGTAAGTGATAAAGAGTTCAAGTCTTATGATGACCTTAAGAAACGCTTGGACAAAGTCCTAGGGGTTTCTGAGACACCTAGGACTACCGTTGAGACAATCAAAGCAGAAGCTCCTAAAGCCAAGTTCAAAGATGCTGAATTGGTAGCAGAAGATGATGACTTAGATTACTTCTCACGCTTGGCAGAAGAAGATTAAGCCAGACAATAACGTTCATAGAAAAAATCAATTAGATTTTGATATGAAATTGTGATAAACTATGATAAGTAGTCCTTGAGATTACTTATCATTTTTTAACTAAGGAGTTTATATGAGTCGAACGTTAGATAGTCTTGAAAGTGCATTAGCCGGTGAGTCGATGGCACATATCAAGTATAGATACTTTGCAAAGATTGCAAGAGAAGAAGGCTTTGAAGATGTTGCAAAACACTTTGAACATACAGCAGACCAAGAGATTTTACACGCATGGGGTCATTTAGAATTGCTAATCGGTAAACCTTCTACGAAAGAATGCCTACAAAAAGCAATTGACGGTGAAACGTATGAGTTTACCGAAATGTATCCCAAGTTTCATGCTATTGCGGTTTCTGAAGGTAAATCAGAAGCGCAAAAAGAGTTAGAGGAACAAATTGCAGAATCAAAAGAACATGCAGAGCAATTCGCAATAGTTCTTAAGAAAGCGGAAAAAAGATTTGCGGCTCTTGCTAAAGTAGAAAAGAAACATGCTGAAGCATATCAAGCAGTATTAGGAGGTTTACAATGAGATATTACCGTTGTGTAGTTTGTGGACACATTCTTTCTGAAGAAGATTATGCATCTTTACCAGACTCTGTTGGTTGCCCTGAGTGTGGTGTTTCTAAAGAAGATTACGAACTCGTTATCGAAGATTAAAACTCTTTCTTTTTAAGTGTCTTCTGGAGAGTTTTAGACCCACCGCAAGGTGGGTTTTTTGTTAGCAGGCTACTGCATAATTCATTTGGCATCTCAACAGTGAAGGATCGGTAGTTCTAACAGGTGTTTCGTCATCTTCTTCCGTCTTTGCCGGTGGTGCTGGTATATTATTGACTGTCTTATTGACAACAACATCACCTTTATTGAAAACTTCATTGTAAGTACCTCTAATTTTATCTGTCATTTCAGATAAATTCGGTGTAATACTTAATTGCTTACTACGTAGAGTTTCGATGCCATGAGACATCTCAAGATCCATTTTTTTCGAATCTAGTTTATCAATACCAGTCTTGAATAAATCTGTAGTTGTTTTCAGCAAAGAGGAGCTATCAGACACTCCTTGTTCTTCCTTCAACTTATTATAATTCTTAATGGTAAATGTTTTCCATAAATCTTCAGGCGGAATAATTTTACCATCGGATATAAAATTACCAGAATTATTGATAGCAATTCCAGTTCTCGATAATGCAGGTGAAAGTGTAGTATTTTGCCATTTATCTTTCAATTCAATAAATTTGCTATCTTTCATCGCTTCTTCTTTGGTCTTACCATTCAACCAAGAATCTTTTAGATATTGATATGCATCCGGTCCAAAAGAAATAATTTGTCCTTGCGCTTCCTTTGTCTTATCTACCGGATCTCCAAAGAACCCCATGATACTATTAATATCATCAGAAAAACTAAAAGCATGTGACAAACTTGCTTTTTTATTCAATTCGGCTTCTTCTGGTGATAATGTATTTTTCAAATCATCAAAATCCATACCAAATAATTTTAAAATTGAACCCCCTAAATTTGGGTCTGCACCAATAGTATCTTTATGTTTCTCATAGAACTTTCTAAGAACTTCATTCTTTTCTTCATTATTTTGCGTTTTC